TTTCATCAGAAGCTACTGTTAAAGAAACTTGTACGTTAATTTTACTTACATCACCATTTCCAAGCACACCTTCATTATTACCTGTTGTTATAGAACCACCAGGAGAACCTGAAACTCCTGTTCCTTTACCAACAAAAAAGTTATTTGTACCGCCTGTTACATCTTCACCTGCTTTATAACCGATTGAAGTATTACTACCTCCTGTAGCATTTTCTAATGCTTGGAATCCTACTGCAACACAATCAGATGCAGTTGTTGCATCCATAAATGATTCTCTACCGATTGCTACGTTCTGGCTGCCTGTTGTTATGTCTTCACCACAAGCCGAACCTATAAAAACATTTTCACCACCAGTAGTTATTGAATTACCAGCATTATAGCCCATAGCCACGTTATGGTCTCCTATAGTCAAATCCGTTAATGTACTACCACCTACAGCCGTATTTTGGAATGCTCCAGCCAAACTTGCACCAGATGCTACGTTATATCCTATAAATGTATTCTGATAACCAGCTAATGCTGCAGAAGCATTTGAAGCCACAGTATGTCCAATAGCTATAAGTTGTGATGTGCTTGCAGATGATACAACTGCTCTACCTGCGTAGTTACCTATTGCTAAGTTTCCGTTTGCACCTGTAGTTTGTCTAACTAAAGCATCATATCCAATAGCTATATTGTCAGAAGAACCACTTTGAGCAGTCAATGCTCTATAGCCAACTCCTAAGTTTCTAGTGTTATTGGTAGATGCTAGAGCCTCTGTACCAACAGCCACATTGTCTTCCACAGTAGATGCAGTAGACAGTGCATTGTAGCCTATGGCGACCATGTTATTACCAGTAGTAACACCAGTAAGAGCACCAAATCCGAGTGCTGTATTTTTATCTCCTGTAGTTAGTGCTTCAAAAACATCTATGCCTACAGCCGTGTTGTAGTTTGCTCCACTTATAGTTCCTGTAGTAGCATCTCCAAGCATAATTGAAGAAGTACCAAAAGTTTTAGCATCAGATAAATCATTTATTGAACTTGCACCACCAGCTGCATCTTCCCAAGCCACTCCACTTCCTGTTGAAGTTAAAACCTGTCCATCACTACCTTGTGCACTACCGATTGTTAAATTATCTGTTTCTAGTGTTCCATCAATATCTACGTCACCACTTATATCTAAATCAGTACCGATAAGTGTTTGCGTAAATGTAACTTGTCCATTAGAAGCAATAGTCATAGCGTCTACATCTGATGCAGAGCCAATAGTTTTTCCATCGCCAATAATAAGGTCATCAGTTAGTGTAACTATACCTGTTACTGCCAATGTAGAAGCCATATCTACAGCTCCGTCTATATCTACTACATCTAAGTTAGTAGTGCCATCAACGTCTAAATCTCCATTAAAGTCTGCATTGCCAGCTAAAGTTAATGTAGAAGACATATCAACTGTACCATTAATATCAATAGCTGTAGCTGTTAAATCAATTTCATCTGTTGCACCTAAACTAAGTACAGTTGCACTTGAGCCTTGTATAAACTGACTGGCATCATTAAAACAAATTTTATTAGTAGAATTTAAAGTTAAACCTGTGCCGTCTGTGTGAGTTAAAGTGGTGTCGCCATCAGCACCAAAAGTAATGACTGCTGAATCAGAGTCAAAAGTAAGGTCATCTGATATTGTTAAATCATCTTGTACTTTTAAATCTACAGCAGAAATACTAGCTAGTGCATCTACCATAGCACCACCAGCACCAGCACCATCAGCATAAATAATTTTAGTATCACCAGCAGGTATTGTTATATTTGCACCTGTGCCTTGACTTATAACTAAGTTTTGCGAACCTGTTGTAGCGTTTTCTATAAACCACAGTTTAGATACTGTGTTTGGTCCAATAGTTACAGTACAAGCAGAATCTAAAGCACCTGTGTATTTAAGAAACATAGACCTACCAGGGTCAGTAGCTCCATCTGCAATAGTAGTTGTATGCGTATCAGCATTAGTTGTTATTGCTTCTGTGCCATAACTAAATGCTTCAGCTATTAACTCTAAGTTTGTATTTGTGGTTGTTCCCCAAGTTCCTGACGCATCACCAGTCGCCATTTCATTAAGTCTTAGGTCATTTACATATGTACTTGCCATTTATTTTCCTCGTAAAAATTATATATTATCATGCCACTTCACTCCAATTAGGAGTTTGACTTGTTGATATTGTTGAATAATTTGGTGTTTGTGAATCATCTATTAAACCCCAAACTGTAAGATTAGTAATTCTACCTATCCCTTCTACTCCTGTGGGATAGATATTTGCATGAGCTGTTACACTAAGGCTTCCTAATGAACTTGTTGCTGCACTTAAAGTTACTGCAATTATATTATTAGTAACAAGACTTAAATCACCTAATGCTGTTGTTCCAACAACATTTGTAACAGACATATTGGCATCACCTGTTACAGTTTCATCACCTAATCCTATTGTAGATGCAGTTCCAGATACACCAGTAACAGCAAAACCAGCAGCTAAAATAGTTCCTAGTGCTGTAGTTCCAGCTAATCCTGTTTCTGTTACATTGGCATCTCCACTTACTGTTTCTGAGCCTAATGCAGTAGTTCCTACTACAGTAGTAGGAAAAACATTAGCAATACCTGTTACAGTTTCAGAGCCTATAGCTCCAGTTGCTGCTACTCCTGTTTCTGCAACATTTGCATCTGCCGTTATTGCTAAAGACCCTAATGCAGTTGTTCCTGCTAAACCTGTTAATGCAATAGGGTTTTCTTCACCCCAAGTATCAGAACCCCAAGTTCCTCTACCCCAACCAGTTACATTAGCCATTGGCTAAATCTACGCTATTCTTATAACAGCATTACTTGCATCAGCCGTAGGAAATGTAATAGTAAATGAACCTGCTGTAGATGTTTTATCTGCACCAAAATCAAATACTGCTACTGCTGGGTCGCCAGATGCGGAGTCATTAAAAATCATACAACCTCTAGCTGTTACAGTTGCTGTTCCAAAAGTTAAATCAGCAAAATCAGTAAATGCTGTAGTTCCTGAACTTGTAGGGTCAACTCTTGTTAAAGATTCTCCTTTAGCAGTATAGTTTGTTCCACTTGCTTCTTGTGAAGTTGTGTACGCAGTTGTTGCTGCACTCATAGTTGCTGAACTCGTATAGAGTGCTAATCTAAATGTGTTGCCACCTGAGTTTTTAAAATTGTGCACACCTTCCAAAAGTTCTTTTTTGAAAGAAGTACACATTGCTTGTGTAATAGCCATTACAGCCTCCTTATTATATTTGCTAGGTCTTTATGACCTTGTTTTTCTAATTCATTGCATATAGTACAAGTATGGTTTTTTATACCTTCTTTTACATAATGTGCAATAACCCATTTGGTTCTATCTCTAAAAGCGTGTGCTTGAGCTTTAATCTCCATAGGTGCAGTATCACTTATAGATATTAATTTATTTGTTGCCATTTCAGCAACCTCTTCAATAGTATGACCTCTATTATTAGTTGTTTGTACTCCTAAATCACCTATTGATATTTCAAATTTGTCTGTTTGCATTAATATTCCTTTGGTTCTACTGGTTCAGATAAGTTTAAATCTTTTCTTCCTATAATTCCAACTGGCTTTGGTTTTTCTTCTATTTCTATATCTGATAATTTACAAACACTCATTATTGGACCATTTTGATAAGCAACTTTAGGATTTTTTAATCTGTGATAACCATATAATTTTTCTTCAAAACCTATATCTGTATCAAGCAAAGTTGACCTGGGTGCTATTTCTATTTGTATTCCAGCATCTATACACTTTGATAACCAAAATTCAACACAACCTCTACCAGCTTCTGCAAAGTGCATATTACTTCTATAAGTAAAATCCACACCAAAAATACTAATTTTATTAACTTTATTCCATATAGCATAAGCAATTGCATAGGGAATTGTATTATTAAAATATGCACATCCTAAATCACGCACTATTGATTCTATAGGATATTCTAAAGCTGCAGGTACTCTTTCATCTAACTCACAAGTATAAATAGGGTAACTTGCAAGTGGCAGTTGTTTACGCATCATGCCAGTCATAGTACCTGCATCTTCAGTATCAAAAAATCTACTCATTGGGTCAAGAATAAATGCTCTATCAATATTTGGTAAAACACCTATCATGGCATTAATTGCCCAAATTTCGTCAAATTCAACGCTATGCGTTTGTGATAAATGAAAATCTATTTGACTTTGACCCATAGCTACTAATGCAATATTTTTGCCTTGTAGTTCAATTATTGGGTCATTAGACATCTATTTTCCTTTGTCCATCTCTATAAGCGTCTTTACGATTATAACCATCTGATAACAAAGTTAATCTTTGTAAAGCCTCTTGAAATCTTTTTTCATAATTTACCATTATGTCTGGCTCACCTTTCATAAATGTATAAGCCTCTAACAAACTTCCATACAATAAAAGTTCAGGTGCATTTGTACCTAACCAACTTGTTCCATCAGATGATTCTGTTATTGATTGTGGAATATAATAATAGTGCAATTCAGCAGTTAAATTTGCATTAGGTGTAGGTCCAACAATAAAAGTATTATCGTCAAACTGTGCATAGTGTTTTGGCACTCCTGTAGAAGAAGCTGATGGATATGCTTCTCTTATAAAACTTACGTCTGTGCTTAAAAGATAAGTGTATGCACTATCGCTATCTAAAACTGCTAAAGAAAAAGGATATAAATAATCAGATGGTGTTGATAAATACTGATTGCCACTTGTAAAAGAACCAGTTACATTTTTTCTAAAATTTGGTAGTTCTACAGATTTTACTATTCTATCTTCAGCTTGTTTTATTATAGTTCCTAAATCAGCCACAAAGGTTGATTCAGTATTTTGCGTATAATCTTGTATAGCTGATTTTAATGTTGTAAATGTCCAACTCATTCTGTACTCACTTTTAATTTACCTACTTCACCTTTAATATCTAAACCCATAGTTGAAGAACCAAACTCAGTAACACCACCACCAATAGGGTCAAAAGCTGCATATGATGTAGAATTTGTTTTACCTGTATCTACTCTTGCGTTATATAAATTTTGTGGGTCGTTTGTATTTACTTCACCAATTTTTAATTGTGGTTGGTCTTCATCTAAACAATCATAACAAACTCTCAAACCATTACGTTTTCCATCTTCTATTTGATATTGCAATGTATTTAATTTATAAGAAAAGCCACATCTATCACATTGACCTAAAGCTTTACTTGCTCTTGCGTATGCCATTAGTATCCGCTTATTGATAAATCAGGAACAAATTTAACTGCAGCTTTTTCTCTATCAGCTTCACTTACATCATTCCAAAGTTCATCATATCTTTGTTTTATCATAGGAACTCGATTTTGTGCTTCAGGTGATTTACAAGCTAAATTATATGCAAGAGCATAAGTTAAACATGGCAAATACCTAGCAGGAACATCTGGATTATTGCTAGCAATTGTTCCAACATCTTCTATTCTTTTTACATAATCATATATAAGCGTGTATGTTTGTGCAGCATCAGGTGTTGACCAAACAACAATTTTTACAGCGTCATTATCTTTATCTACATAAAATTGGGTAGGTTTAGATTGTGTAAGTTTATTAGCTTGATGATTATATTCTGTTCTAGAAATACGATTTAATCTTTGGTCAAACTGTTTATTTGTATCACCTGCATCAGTTCTAATAAATACATCTACAACATCCAATGCACTTGAAGCTATAGTATAACTGCTTGTTCCTGCAGTTAAAGAAACACTTGCTTGTTCTACAGTCCAAAGGTTTAATCCTTTGTTTTGCCATTCTAAAAAAACTAAATTTAAAGCTCTTTTTGCTCCTCTATAGCTATATCCTGAACGTAACTCTAAACCACAAAGGTCATAAGCCTCTTCCATAATATCGCTTATATCTAAGTTAAATGTAGTTGTTCCACTTGTAGCCATTATTTATCCTTTTTAATTCTGGTTACAGTTATACCAGATTTAGTTTTTGTAACTTTTTTTTTGGATGAAGGTGCTTTTGTTATTTGATTTTTTATGTTTGTTCTTGAAATTGCCATATTAACATTTCCATCTTCTACGAGCTTGTCTAATTCTAGAATTAGGGTCATTTCGTGTTTTAGCTGAACTTCTTTTTAACTGACCTAAAGACCTAGCACAGTAAGACTTTCTGCGTTTTGCAGCCTTACTTCCTTTTTTTACTTTACCTGTTACTGCAGTTTTTAATTTAGAACCTGGATTTGCTTTGCGATAAGCAGCAACTCCTTTCTTTGTCATACCAGCACCAGATTTAGTAGGGCGATAGTTAGCTCCTTTACCTTTAGTTGTTTTAGGTATAGGATTTTCTCTTTTTCTTTTGGTCATCAGAACTCTATTTAGCTCTTACCACCTTTAGCCATGCCTTTAGTTCTTTTCTTTTTTAAGGCTGGTTCAGAAGTCATACCACCACCAAACATTTTCTTAACGTAATCTTTGTATTGCATGACACTTTGTTGTTTGCCAACCTCAACACCTGACTTACCACCACCTGCCATATATTTAGACTTTTTCATTCCTGACTTACCACCGCCAGCCATATATTTAGATTTTTTCATAATTTCTCCAATTGAATAAATATAATACTCCGTTTTACCAGAGTATTATAAATATAAATGATACTACTTTTTCTTAGTAGTTTTCTTTTTAGTTGTAGTTTTCTTAGCTGGTTTTTTCTTAACAGCTTTTTTCTTAGGTGCTTTACCACCAACATAAGCCTCATTGATATCAGGAGTAGAAAGGTCGTCAGCCATATAATGACCATCTTTATTTCTAGCTCTTTCACCATTCATTTCATCACACTTACGTTCTGCATCTTCTAAATCAGGGTCAGGACCAAATATAGGTCTATAGATTCCATCTTCATCTAGATGTAAAACTTTATACTGTGGAGGAAACTCACCAGTTTCAGAAATTACATAATTTTTGATTTTAGCCATAATTAGCTCCGATTAATCAGAATACACTTTAACCATTTCTAATGTAATGGAATAAGTGTCTCCTGAAGAGTGACCTTTAGTGGTAAATAAAATGTCACCATTTTTACCACTACCTGCATTATTAGGAAGTCCACCGAAATCTGCAAAATCCATGTGTCCATTACTACTTTCAGCCAGTTCCATAAGTAGAACATTAGAAGTAGCATTTAGAAACAATTGAACAGACATACCAACAATGGCATGGCTAACTCGCAATACTCTAACTTCAGAACAAGATACACCTGCTGAGTTAGAAGTTAAAGCAGACACATCTACTTTAGCTACTGCGGATTCGCCTGTGCCATCGCTGACATTGGTAAATTTCATAATACAGTTTCTTTCACCATCAATGATGGTTTGTGAAGTTACTGCATCTGCCATTATTTACCCCCTTACTCGAATGGAGTAGCTAGTGTACCATCACCATGAAGGAATGCTTCACAATGCCATACTGCTGCTGAAGTTGCGTGTAAACGAATAATTCCACCTACTGCCCAACCCTGTGCTGCTGAACCTAAATCAATAGTATCATCATCACTTGCATCAGGAATAAAAGTATTGGTATCACCAGCAGTTGCTGGGTCAAATATTTGAGCAAAACCAGAAAATAAATCACTAGCGTTGTCAGTATTAATTTGTCCTGCTCCTGTAAAAGTAGTGCCTACTATAAATGTATAGTTAAGTCCTGCTGCTGCTGTAGGTAGTGTTACTACAATACCTGCTGCTCTGTTTAATGTGTAAACTTTACCTGAGTCTGTTGACTCAACATCATGCGTAGCACTTGTAATACTTTCTATATTAGAATAAGCAGAAAGATACCCTGTTGTAGTAATATTACCACTTGTATCTATATCTAAATTAGTTGTTATAGCTCCTGTGCTAGAGTTCTTGCTGATTTGTTCAAATCCGCCTTCTGACCTAACTGGACCATTAAAAGTTGTGTTCGCCATATTTCCCTCCTAAAGAGAAAAACTCTATCATCTTGGCTAGTCTGCTAGGGCAGTTGATAGAGAAGTTAATAATATCCCTAGATAAAAAAAAGGGAGACCCATAATGAGTCTCCCTTAAAGTTCTTACGAACTACCTGGTGAACCGAAGATACCTAGTGGGTCAGATACTCCAAAGGAATATCTTTCTCTAGCTTTGTATCTAACATTACCAGTATCAAAGTCACCATCCATAGATGTAGTCATTGGTGCTCTGACAAAATGCTTCATGCCATCAGGAACATCAGTAGTGATGAAGAAAGCATTAGTATCAGTTAAATAATGATTAACTGAATAACCTTCTGGAATCACTCCATTAGTTTTGATTGCATTGATGTCATTGTCAGCAGTACCGACTCTGTAGTCACTTTGCAATAACCTAGTAGCAACAAACTGAAGGTCAGATGGTACTATTAGTTTTCTGGGTCTAGCTGCAATTTTAAGACCTCTTTCATCAGTATATTTACCGATTTGAATTACTGCATCTTCTAAAGATGTTTCATTCAAGTCAGCACCTGAAGAAGGTCTATTGCTGTTAGTTCCACCACTTACAAGTGGGTGAGCTGTGCTAAATAAAGCAACACCATCACCTGAAGAGAAAGTTGTAGAGAATCCATTATTTAATGGATACGCTGCTTTCACTTGTTTTGTGTAAGCCATTGCACGAGCCAATGCTTTAGTATATCTACCAGAAAGTGAAACATAGAGGTTATCCTCCATAGCTTCTTCTGTAATAGAATATCCCATTGCAATTGTTTCGTGGGTATAACGAGCCACAAAAGATTCTTGTGCAGTATCGTAATTGATAGCTGAACCTTCATCTTTTACTGGAGCAGCTCCGAAACCTGATAACTTGAGTTCCTCTTCAAAACTTCTTTCAGAGTTCTCAGTAGCATAGATTTCTTCATGCTCATTCTCGTAGTTATTGTATTCCTCTCCAAACAGGGCATTAAGTCCTGGGAGAAGCTGCTTAAGCTCATTAGCTCTTGATATAGCTGCCATAATTGTACTCCTTAACCAATACCTGTTGTGTTGAGCAATTGATGCCCTACGTTAAACATTACCAATACATCTGTGTAAGAATCACCAACTGCACTATCTGGTCCGTCAACAAAATCAACGATTTTAACAGGTAGTGTGTTAGTGGTTGCTACAGTAGATATATCAACCGAATTTTTGCTTGTGCCTATTGCTGTACTTCCTGCAGTTTGCACAACAGCACAGTTCTTACCAAGGTCGTCTTGGTCAGCAGCACCATCGCATTGCATTTGCATTAGTATGAATGGGTCAGAAGCAACATATGCAACAATATCATCCGCAGCAGTTGATGCTGGGAAATATTGATTTGGTGTGAATTGACCTGTAGTTGGGTCTGTGTAAGCACAACCAAGGAAAACACCTATAGGTGTACAAGCCGTAGTACCAGTATCTTTTTGGATAGTGGTATTAGGGTTATCGTCACCCCATTTTACAAAATCGCCATAAAATATAGATGTACCATACGCATTTTTAATTTTGTAGTGTGTAACTTTTCCTTGATAAGGACTTCCAACAATTGTTCCTACTGGTCTAGCTCCGTGAGGAGTTGCACTAGATGACATAATTGTCTCCTTATATTAAATTAATTATTAAAGACTCCTAAGAATCTTTACCAAAAGTTGTTTTAGAATTACGCTCAAACACTTGTTTGGTCGCCATTCTATTATCCTGGTCTTTAAAATATACATTGTCAACAGATTCCATTTGAGATTTTGCAAGTTTTTCAAAGTGTTCATCTCTAGCTTTCGCTTTTTCTGCTGGCATTTTGCATAATAATTGCCCACCAATTTCAATGTTACCTTTTTTTGCCCACTCTGAATTGTGGTCCATCATGTGAATTTGAAGTTCAGGATGGTCTTGAAGTTCACATGGAATCCACCCCTCACGAAAACGTCTTGATACATTAGGATTGTCAGTTTGACCCAAAAGGGCAGTTCTGACATACCTAAATACCCAGCCTTCTTGAGGTGTTGGGGAAGGTAAATTAGTAGGATTTTCCCAGCTTTCTATGTGCTGAGTAGCCTCTCGGCTTTCTGTCTCTCTAGGAGTACGCTCTTGGTCTACAGGAGTATCAGTAGAAACTGCCTCCACTTCATTAGTGTTATTATTTTCTTCTGACATATTAAGTCTCCTTTAATAATTGATTTGCGTATTGCTCTGGACTAATTCCAAGTTGGCGAGCTAGCTTAACTTGAGTCTGAGTAAGACGTATTTGCGTGGGTTTTTTGTTTCCGCTATCCCTCGTGGCGGATGCAACAACTGTCGAAGGTTGTCGTTTTGATGATTCTCCTGGTATTTCTACCTCATTTGGAGATGCACCAAAGAAACTGGGGTATTCTTTACGCATAGCTTTATCTACTTCTGCATAATATTCTTTCGGATTTTCTTCAGGAAGTATTTTATTATTGCGTAATCTTGCATCTATTGTAAAAGCATAAGATGTCATTTCTTTATGTTCAGGCACTTGACTCATAAACCAAGGATTTTTTGATGACCACTCTTGCATATCAGGGTCAAGCTGCTGTTGTACTGGCATTTGTACTTCAGGTAAATTTTGTGCAATTTGTTGTTGAAGGTTAGCTGCCATATTAGTTGATTGCTGTTCAGCTAGTGTGGCTCTTGACAATAACTCTTGTGCCTTTGTCATTTCTTCAGCATTACCTTCTTCGTAAGCTTTCTTAAATGCCTCTTGAGCATTTTGTTTTGCCCATAACGCATTATTATGAGCTTGTTTATTTAAGACTTCTCCGCCCTGGTCTACCATAGCTTGTAATCGCTGGTTTTCAGACATTAATGTTTGTAAACGTGCTACTGCTTCTTGTGATTCTCGTGCTGCAGCTTCTTTAGCTCTACGTTCTTCGTGATATTCATATTTAATTTTAGCAATCCTATCACCAGCTCGTTTGCTATAGTCAGCAATTTCTTTATCTACTGTTTCATCATCAACATCAGGAGAACTGTCTTCTGCCCTGTCAGGTCTTTGGTCTTCTATAGGAGTATCGTTGACTACTTCAACTTCTAAACCTTCAGGTATTTCGTTGTCTATTTCCGTTTGTTTACCAAAAAATTTATCCTCTTGTGATTGAGGAACTGTTTCTGGAATATTAGGTTCTTCGTTTATTATTTCTGTTTCACTCATGCTCTAACCACTCCTGTTGGGTCATCTACTACTGCTTCCACAGTATCGTCATTAATTAAGCGAAACTCTTGTCCGTACATTTTCATGCGAGTGCCAGAGTAAGCACGAAATACAACCCAATCACCTTTTTGACACCAAGGTCCACTCGGAAATCTATTGGTATCTTTATAACACTCAGGTCCTAACTTTAAAACGTATCCACAAATATTACTTACTTCTTCGTCTTTTATAGTTTGGGTAGCTTTAACAATACCACCATCAGTTTTTTCATCTGCTTTTGGCATAGCTATTAAAATTTTCCAACCTTTTGGTTCAGGTAATTGACTTTTAACATCTATATCAACTTTAGGTGTTTCTACACTTTCTGGTTCAGGTATTACTGTTTCAGTTTTACTCATATTTTTGCACGACTTTAAGGAGTCGAGTTCCTATTCTTTGAGAACTCTTTCTACATAATCTAAAAGTTCTCGTTCTGCGAGAGCTAAACCCTCGATAACACCAACCATTCTTTTATATTCCTCGAAATTTTTAATATTTCCAGTTGCCAAATGGTCTGTGTGTTCATTCATCATACCACGCAGCTTCAATTTCATATGTTCTGAAAGTGATAGCTGTGTGATATCATTACTCATTCTTATTGATATCTTCAGTTAAATTTTTAGCGATGTCAAGACCAATCTTATAATCTTCTATGTTTTGTTTTCTTTCTTTATCTTCATTTTCTATCAAATCGCTAGCTATTTGCTGACCTAATTTCATTCCAGCTAATTCATTTTGAGACTTTAATCTTTCTTTTTCTAGTTCATCTCTACTAGCTGCCTTCATAGTATCAAGCTGTAATCTGCCTTGGTCTTCAGCAGATTTACGTTGAACTTCAGCTTCTTTAATAGCTACCTCTCTTTCTTTCATAAGAATTAGAGGGTCTTTTTGTTGTTCTTCTATTCTTTCTTGTTCAGCTCTTTGTTGTGAAGTTCCAAGCACTCTAGCTGCTGCTTCAGCAACTAAACTTGATATACGTTTTTCTACGTCTGCTGGTAAAGGCTCACCTTCAGCAGGTAACTCAATTCCCATTTCACGCTCAACTTCTTTTCTGTATTTCATGGTTAAGTGTTCATTTACATAAGCAGAAGCAGAAGCCAATATTACAGGTGCTTTAGGACTTTGTTCAACAATACGCATAATCTCTGGGTCTTGTTGTGCAGAAGCAACAACAGAAATATGTGCTTCATGGTCTTGTTCTATAAATGCTTTAACTGGTTTACCATTGATTAAATTTTGAACAGCAGTTACTGGGTCAACAGGTTTAATATCATTTGTATCAGGAACAATAGCATCTACATCTTCTATTCCTAATACTTCTAACATTTGTCTGTGTAATTCAGGAAGGTTATACATATCAGGTGAAGATTGTGCTAACTGCATAGCAGCTTGATACTGCATAATTCTTTGTGCCATTGTTGCTGCATTTGGGTCTGATACTGGCAATATGTCAACTCTTTCGTCAAAGTCAGATGCTTTAATAAACTCTTCTTCATCCATTTCATAAGGATAAGCAGGCTCTGTAAAGTCTTTTACTATACCCACTAGAATATCAAACTCTTTTCTCATAGAAGCATGAAGCCTAGCTTGTACTGCACTCATAACCTTTTGATTTCTTTCAATTAAAGCTAGTGTTGTACCTACAGGTGCTTGGTTATTCATGTCTGAAACTTTCATATCAGATATGCTGGCAAATCTTCTACCTTCTTCTACTATGTTTTGTAATAACTGATAGAGAGTTCCTGATGGTTCTTTGTATGGTAAGAAAGTTATATTGTCTCGAATAGCACCACCTGGCACATCAACATCTCTAAATTCTCCAGGCATTATAGGGGTATCATCGCCTTTTATACGCAAGCCTCTTGCTTTTAAACCACCAGGAAGATTAGATAATGTTCCTGAATCTACAAGTTGTCTTAGTATAGATGTAGCTGATTTAGCTAAACCACCTACCATATGTATTAAACCAAACCCATAAAATCCTAATCCTGGTAAATATTGATAATGAACAAAGTGCATTCTTCTAATTTTTTTAGAATCATCTTCGTAATAATTTCTACGAATACTTAAAATTATTCCACTTGGATAATCTATAGTAACAACATAAGGTATAGCTATACCTGTTTGTTTGCCTTGTTCATTAGTATCTTCAAACCCTTCTAGGTCTAAATCTACCTGCATTTCTAATACAGTATGGCTTTGGTCGTAATTATAAGTGTCTTGCTCTCCTGTAATATCATTGTATTTCTTTGTTATATCAGAAATATTCTGCGAACCTTCAGGTAACTCCACATCTCTATAGAAACCATTAACTTGCATTTTTCTAATAGTATTAGAAGATTTACGCATTACATGAGTTGCACGTTCACAAGTTTCTAAATCACTTGCTCCGTAATTTACTACAACATCTTCTGCTGGTACAAATATAGAACTAGGTCTATCTAAACTAGGGTCAAAGTAAACTTTACGAAAAGCTGAACCAGCCAAAGGTAAAGAAAATAACATCTTTTCTGTTTCAGTTCTGTATTCAGACATTTCATGTGTTAATAAAAAATTCAGATAATCTTCAACTCTTTGAGCTTGTTTTTCTTTATCGTCAGTTATTTTACCAACTATTTTTGTTCTTACAGGTCCTTGAGCTGGAAACATTTCTGTTATTGATTGAGACTGAAAACGTATTACTGCTTCTGAAAGCATTGGGTGAAATACTCCACAAGCACCTGCCCAAGGCTCTGTTCTTTCTTCTATCTTTAATCCTAATTGGTCTAAACCTTTAGTATAAGTTTCTTCCCATTCAGAACGAGATTCTTTGTCTCCATTAAATGAACTTATTAACTCATTACCTAATTCATTAAGTTTATCGTCATCAATAAATTCAGCTAAATTAGAATTGAATCCTTCATCGCCTATTTCTTTAGCACTAGGGTCAAAGTCAATAATCATACCCCCATCATCAGTTTCTATAGCTAATGATTCAGGGTCTTCAATAGTTATTTGTATTTCTTCGTCTGCCTCTTGTTCTATAGTGCCATCTATAGGTGTTGCAGGTCTTCTTTCTATTGCCATTTAATATCCTAATAATAATTTGCAGTACGATTATGTTCCAAAGGTTCATCTTCTTCGTCAGAATGCAATGAAACAAAACCACCTTGTCTAAATCTTAACAGAGCTTGCGTAGTGCTATCAACTAAATCATCATGTTCCATGTTTGGAAATCCAGCAAACTCTTCCATAGTTTCTTCTGCCCAGCGTGTTTCAGGACACCAAACTACACCTGAAGCAAATAAATCAGATACAGCATTTACCCTAGATATTTTATCATTTCCTCTACTAGGAGTATATTCCTGTACTGGTATTCCCATTGCCCTCAATTCAAATATTAAAGGCATACCTGCTGCTTTTGCTTCTACAATAAACGCATCAGGTGTATAAGCTTTGTATTTTTCCATAGCCATTTTCTTTAACTCTGGAAACTCTAAACGCTCTTTATACGCATCTAACAATATAAGATTAGGTGCTAGCATTCCGCCATCATCTTCTAAATAGAAAACACCCCAGGTTGTGCAAGCAGAAAAGTCAGCTCTTTGATTTTTCATAAAAGCTGTATCCCAAGACTGAATAACAAACTCACATTGAGGTGGCTCTCTGCCTTCCCATATCTGCCACCATTCTCTTTTAACCAACGCTCCTTCTTCTGAAGTAGGGTCTTGTTGGTATTGAGCCATCCACTTACTATTGGGTAGCTCGGCTTTTAAAGCCTGTAATTCTTCCATTTTCCAGAACTCTGCCCACAAAGGATTACCTGAAGGCATTATGGCAGGAAGTTCTATTACTTCCCATTGGTCAGCACCACCACGTTTTATGCTAGCATCTACTACTTGACCAGTTAAATCTTTATTGTGCCACCTTGTCATTACCACAACGATAGAACCATTTGGTTGCAAACGCTGTCTCGGACCTGATGTGTACCACTCGTATGTTCTATTGAATACGTTTATATCGGCACTTGCACCTTCTTGTTCTGAATGAGGGTCATCAATGATTAGTAGGTCAGCACCTTTACCAGTAACTGCACCACCCACACCTATCGCAAAGTATTCGCCACCTTTGTTTGTATTCCACCTACCTGCTGCTTTGCTATCAGATTGCAAGCTAACATCTGGAAAGACTTCTTTATAATCTTTGCTATTTACCAGGTTTCTGACTTTCCTACCAAATCCTACAGCTAATTCAGCCGTATGGGCAGTCTGTATTATCTTCTTATCAGGAAACCTACCTAGAAACCACGCAGGAAGCAAATAAGAAGCAAACTCACTCTTAGTGTGTCTAGGTGGCATATTGATGATTAAACGCTTTAAATCGCCTTTAGCGACCCTTTCAAACGCATCAGCCATTATTTCGTGGTGTTTACCATGAATAAATGCTGACCACATCTCCCCAACAAAAGTCATAAACTCATCGTGACACTTCTCCCTATTTTTAGCTTGTTCTAATTCTTCAAGGAGAGACAATAACTCTTGTTTTTTAACAGGGGATAAATTTTTTACTTTACCCAGTAAGTTTTTGTTCATGTTTATTACGCTCCTTTCTCCACAAAACAAAGAAAAGTAAAATTAATGCAGGTTGCAGGAATACAAATATAACGATATTAGCAAGCTGATATCCCATTCCAGTTACATTCCCAGTTACTTGCAAAATATAAACACAAATATTAAAAAATAGATTAATAATTTCTTGCATATAGATAGTATATACTTATTTAATAAATACTTCTTAAATAAAATCTTTAGTAAGTACCTAATATATTTAGTATTTACTTATTAAGTAATAATTACTAGGTATAGGAACTACAAGATTTTACCATATTGCACCCCCTTCACAAAAAAAGCAAGTATTTTTGAAAAAATATTATAGGGGGGTGTAGGAATCCTAACCCTTTTCTAGAAAAAACCTTATATTTGGGTAAAAACTGCTAGCAGAATGCAATATAATAGGGGGGGTATATGAAAGTTGGTGATATCTTGTGTAAATCACTATGTATTATAGTCAGTCAAGTAACGTAATTATACACAGGTGGGTGGGGGGTCTAATGTCAGCTCATATTTGTCAAAAAAAAGGTAGGGTCA